TTTTTTTTAAATTCTCTTCATTACTTCTATAATCTCTTTGATATTGTTTGTATTTTTCATTATTCTGTTTATATTTTTCTTTGTAGTCTTCGCTTAATTGTGCTTTATTATTATTATACCATTGTTTTTTGTATTCTTTAGTATGTTCTTTTACTTCTGGATGTTGTCGATATTCTTTTTGTGTTCTAGATGGTAAATTTTTATTAATACAATCATTATTTTCTATCCAATATTTTTCACGTTGGTATAATTCAATTTTAGAATTGCAAGGAAAAAGTTCAACAAGTTCGATTTTATAATTAGGATTTTGTAATATTTCAACTGCTGAATACCAGTCTTTTTTTCCTTCTAAATATTTTTTATAATGCTGTATGTGTCCCTGTAATCTTCTACATAATCGATTACAAGTGCTACCGAAATATACGTTTTTGTCGTCAAAAAGTTTATAAATCTTAGCATTTTGAAAATTAGTCATTTTAGATAGTCTAAACTATTTTAGTAATTACTCTTTATATCAAAATATACATCATCTAAGCTAATCTATTAATCTTAGTACTGCTTAGTGTCTTGCATTGGAACCATTGGAATAGATGCTGTTCTACTATATACTCTAGATTAGGAACTAATTTACAAGTGAATAAATCCAACGTTGCATTTGCATTCATAATTGTCATATCTGCGTATGCATCGGCCGTGCTATCATTACAGTGAATAGTTAAGGTAATATTACTAGTTTCTATCAATTGCACGAATACCAGCGTCCAACCTTCTTTGTTATCTACTCCAAAGTGATGAGTCTTGCAAATTGCAGGCTCGCCGTATTTTTTCATTGAAATCGCCTCCACTAGAGAATTGCACCATTCAACTAGTTTATCCGGATTGCTAATTAGTTCAGTATTAGCGCATTTGTGCAGGTCGAAATGGATACTCAGTCCCCAACAATCAGACATCTTTATAATATTTAACTCAGGGAAAGTTTCAGAAAACCGTGGTTTGCTGATTTTAAACTATACTTAATAAAGATAATAATTTATAAAATATAATCTAAATGTAATCTAGAATAGATTTTTAAAATGGATGCAGAAAAACTTCAAATTTTAAGAGAACTAGTAGATACTGCAAATACTGCAATATTTGAATATAATCGTTATCTATGTGAAGAGGGTGTATCTGATAAATTTAATGCTGCAATACAAGCATCTAATAATTTAATGAATACTATTATAGAGTGGAAGAATAAACATACTAATGGTGAATATAGTGTATTTAGTATAGTTGAGAAATATAATTGTTTAATTAATTTTAATTGTGTAGTTGTTAAGAATCAGCGTCTTAGCCTAATTAACTACAATACATTAAAAGATACTCTAACAAGAGACATCAATTCATATTAAATAGATTGTAATTGTCTTTATCATATCTTATCCACAATCTAGTAAGTTTTAACTGCATATTATCACATACTTCATCTACATTTGTGAATGCATTGTCTAGTTCATTTTCAACATTATCTAGAATATCATCTAGTTTAACTATAGCGTCTCTTATTATCTTTCTAGCCGTTTCTATTTTCGCCTGTTTATCTTTATTCATCTATACGTCTATTTCAACAATATCTAATTTAAACTCAGATTTATTTTCATCTTCACTTTCTGCATATTTCCTGCTTCTATTATGTATTTGTGGTGTTGGTGGTGGTGCTTGTATTGCTGGACTTTCTGGCGGGCTGCGTGTATCACATTTAAAACATCCTAAACACTCACTGTGGCGTACATATTTAAACGTTATAGTAGCTAGCGCACCTACTGCGGTGTTTATCGCTACAATTGCTATTGGTTCGGCCATTATCTACTATTTAATTTTATTTTATTTTTTAGCTAGATACCTGCAACTGTGATATTTCCACACTATAAAGTTGGTCTACATTAACAGCTGCTTGTCCGCCATTCATAGCAATAACAATATTTAAATTTAATGGGTCAGTTGTTGCCACAAAATCAAAATTTATAGGTATTGTATGAAGACCGTTATTTGCTTGAGTCCGTCGAGTTTGTAGTTGTGATACATAAATACCAACGCTATCTAGTAAATTAAGATTAAAATTTATAGTATCGTTAATATCTGTTTCAAATGCAAACACAGTTTTGACTAAAACCCGATTACCAGCAAGATATGGTAATAATGGTATATTTAGCTGTTGCCATAAAACGAAAGAACTACCAGTAACTGTTCCGGCATATTGCGTGTTCACATTATATACATTGAAAACTGAGTTATAACCACCTACAGGTGTCCACTTCAAACCCTGTGCGCCATCACTTGTAAGGCAAGTATTAACCCCGCCATCATTACCACCATAACTTGAACCCGAAAAGCTCGGATTATCCGCTCCAACTATTAATTGTCCCTGATTATTGATTATATGCGCTTTGGTTCCATTAAAGTAAGTAAGAATGATATTATTATTTTGAACTGATTCTTGCGAATTTCCGGAGTTAGGTGTTAGAACTATACTTGATGATTGTGATGATATCCCCAAAGCATTAGGCATAGTCGCAAATTGACCGAATTGGATAGTTGATGTGCTAGAAAACATATCAAACCCCCCATAGTTCGAAAAATCCGTTCCAACATCATTAGTTATTAATAGATGAGTGCTAGCACCATCTAAATTATTTTTATTTTGTGCTAAAATACCAGTGTAAAATTCAGCAGACGGTGAATTATAACCAGCTTCAATACCAATAGGAGAACCGGATGTATATGTTAGGCTTTCGCCAACCGTAATAATGCCCTTATTTGGTTGATGTTGTAAATCAATACCACCAGTTGCCCCCGTTCCATTTGAATATAGTAAATAATTATTAGGAATATTAAAAGCAAAGGAACCTGTAGCACCAGTTGCACCAGTAGCACCAGTAGCACCAGTTGAACCTGTAGCACCAGTCATACCAATAGAGCCTGTAGCACCCGTAGCTCCTATATCACCTGTAGCTCCTGTAGCACCTGTAGCTCCTGTAGCACCCGTAGCTCCTATATCACCTGTAGCACCTGTAGCACCTGTAGCTCCTATATCACCTGTAGCACCTGTTGCACCGGTCATACCAATAGAACCAGTAGCACCGGTCATACCAATAGAACCTGTAGCACCTGTAGCTCCTATATCACCTGTTGCACCGGTCATACCAATAGAACCAGTAGCACCTGTTGCACCCGTAGCGCCCGTTGCACCCGTAGCACCCATACCAGTAGCACCAGTAAAACCACCCACAATACTAACCGCGCCCAAATAAACACCATCACGGGGCGGAACCAATGAAAAAGACCCATAGTACGCCATCTAGTATATTCTAACTAATTAAAAGAGAGAAAATAATAATAAAGATAAAATTATTTAACTAAGGGAGGGGTCGTAGGGCAGGATTCGCAATTTCGAACTCAACTTTAGAATAACCGTAGGTTCACTACTCAATTGCTATTTACCCAACAATCACAATTAACAGAGTTTGAGCTATTTAGTCTTAAATATGAGGCGGCAATAGGTACAGTAAACCCAAAGCTACCAGCAGAGCTTGATGTATAGATATATTGTGTATCATAAAAAGTGCTGTTGTCTGGTGATATCTGAACTATCAAATCAGTTGCACCTGATACTGAACCATAGAAAGTGTATTGTCTAGGATAATTACCCCCATTAATTAGATAAGACCCAGAACCAGTAGTACCTGCAGAACTAAATATTTGATAATTCCTCAAATTATTCAGTTCAACATTCACACCTTCTGATTTTAACAAAGTTGATATGTTTAGATAAGTTTGTGCTGAACCACTTATATTGAGTAAATTTACATTGTAAAATTGCATAAAAGGCTTAAAACTATATGTTTTGCCATTCAATGCGGTTAGTTGTGCAAAGTTTTCAGTTATTTCTTCTTGGTGTCCTATATCAGACCCATTACTACTAAAATTAACGGTTAATCGGTAGGGTGTATCAGTTTCTACTGTTATCAATATCTCATTAAAATCTACAGAACTAACAAAGGAATTTCCACTGAATGAATCACCAGCTGCTAGTGGAAATGTAGTGCTATTTATTCCATCAATTTTTCCCGACATTTTACTATATTATTATTATATAATAAATTTATTTATTAGCAAACTATTCATTATAACTAAGGGAGGGGTCGTAGGGGAACCGTAGGTTCACTACGCTTTATCAGTTTTAATATAGTCCTTTTGTGTAAGCATACCGTGGCTCATCATTTCAGCATCGTTCTTTTGTTGTTCTAGCACATTCCCGTATTTACTAGATAGATAGATATGCCGAAGCATGCTAGAGCCTACTTTCTTCTTGAATATCTTATTTAAAATGCGGGTGATACCATTCTCTGGTAATTTATTACCATTAAAACTAACTAGAAACGGCACCAAGCTATCCTTCATCTGTGCCTTTAATGGATGATGCTTGATATATATCTTTAGTAGTTGTAGTAGTGATGCAGGAATAGCTATAATTAGTTGCCCGTCTTTCTTAGCAGTCTTATATACATTGAAAATAAACTGTTCTTTCTTCAAATCTAAATAATTCTTACTAGCATCACTCTTGCTAGCATCCCTTACATTTGTAATGTACATTTCAGTATAGTCTTTATTACGTCGTGGTGGTAGTAGTGTATAGAGACCTAAGACCACGGTTGCTAGCAAATTATTGTATTCTTCTTCATTTGGTTTGCGTAGGAGCTTTAATTCATCACGCATCTTATTAAATGTATTTTCTACTTCTTCCCACTTCATCCAGTTTGCTTTTTGTGTCTCTGTCTTCTCATTCGATTTGGACGCTTCATTTATAGATTTTGTCATATTAATCATAATATCATAGTACTTAGAATATAGCGGATTATCTAATGCTTTTAGTATAGATACAATGGCAATTATTGCATTGCGTTGTGTTGTTGGTTTATAGTCTTTAAGCTTATCTAGAATATCATCTGTCTTAGTAAGAAATCGAAAATTCTTAATTTCCTTCTTATCATTCAAATTCTTGAGTGATTTGATATATAATTTAATGCTAGAATCACTTAGCCCCTTATCTTTCAGTTTAGCTGCTATATCTGCTTCCATCGCTGCGTAGTTATACTATATAGAATACTTACTCCCACTTATTGAATCTTATCTAACTTATACAAAGAAAAAAAACTATAAAAAAATATACCTCTATATTAATTAGATGATACAATATAAAATGGATTTTTCAAAGTATGAGCTACCCATTCAAAATAAAGCTGTTCTGCTAGCTATGATGGAAAAGATACACGATGCATTTAACAAGAATAACATTAAATACTTTGTTGATGGCGGTTCATTACTAGGTGCCGTTCGTGATGGTGGTATTATCCCCTATGATGATGATATTGATATAGGTGTATTAGACCGAGATTTTGAGCGCGTTATACCATTGCTAGATATAGTTTTTAAGGATGATGCTATGAAGGCATTTACAGAAAGAACAAGTAAAGATATGATAAAAGTAGCAGTAGCTGGAATGTGGATGAAGAACAATGAAACCGGGCAAATATACGGAACACCTACTATAGATATATTCAAATACACACGTGCGGGTGATATTGTAAAGCTAGCTAATCTAAAAGACCGCCGGCGATTTCCTAATTGCTATTACCTTAAAAATGAACTATACCCATTGAAACAATATAAATTCAATCACATCACAGTGTTAGGTGCAAATAATCCATTAGGCTATTTATACCGATATTATAGCAAAGATTGCTTAACAAATTATAAGATTGATATGAGAAAAGAAGAAGATGCACGAGAAAAAGACCGTGATGCTCTGGAATTCTCTACGTAGTGAACCTACGGTTCCCCTACAACCCCTCCCTTAGTTAATTATTCATAATACCCCCGCTTAGTTATTTATGATAAGAATATCTAAGTTATTTATAATAAGAATAATAATGATTAAAGGTGAGGGTTTAATTAGTAGAGTAGGTGGAAAATCCAAACAAAAGAAGGAAATATTTAAAAGATGGTTATCTACTGACAAATACAATATTTATGTAGAACCATTTTTAGGTGGTGGAAACATTGCAATGGATGCACCTATTGTCAATAAAATGATAGCTGGTGATTCAGATACTAACCTTATAAATATTTTTAATGATTTTAAAAAGATAAATCCAGAGACTCTTAGAAATTTTGATTTTACAAAACCAAGCAAAAAGAAATGGCAACAATTAAAAAATGATTTACCTTTTGAAAAAGACCCGATAAAAAGACTTTACTCAAATTTATATATTCGTGCTTTTTCATATGCTGGTAAGGCGCAAAACTTTATCGCACACCGTAAGTTTGAATATACTAAATTAAAAAAAAATATAGAAAAATATCAAGAAATATTAAATCGTTTTACAATATTAAATAAAGATTATAAATATTTAATTAAAAAGTATGATTCCCCCACTACTTTTTTCTATCTAGACCCACCTTATTATAAAGTTTATTCAGGTGCATATGAAACTGGTGAAATAGACCATCAAGAATTATTTAATTTATTAGATAATATCAAAGGTTATTTTTTATTAAGTTATAATGATGTACCATATATTAGAAAATTATACAAAGATTATTATATAACTAAATTCACATCATCTCAATCTGATATAAATACTGGTGGTATAAGAAAGGTACCTGAATTATTAATTTCAAACTATAAATAAAGCTTAATCATTCATATCAGCAACAGTGAATATATTGTGCTCTGTTAGCACACATTGTGGGAACTGTTTGAACACCGAGCACCAGCGCGTTTTTAGCTTTTTTATTGCCATTATATCTTTCTTACCTAATCCTATATAATTCTCTAGCACATAGTTTGTTGCCCTGTTAGAACCATAAGGGAAATATACAAAATTGTGTGCTTCATTAAGAAAGTTGCGTATATGTTGATGATTGGGATAGTGTGTGGTTAGAATTATACTAGTTTTAGTGTGGCGGCCAGTAGTAAGAATAGAGTTGATAAATGTAAATAATGCTTCACGAATGGGTTTCTCTTTTATCATTTCAACGTCGTCCATAATTACTAGACACTCTTTAACGTCATCAATCGTTAAAGGCTCATCTATCCAGCTTTCATCGATGTTAATTCTTTGAACTACTTTCTTATCTATACTAGAGTCTTCATCTAGAACACTACAGAAATAAATAGGTCTTCTTGGATATGCTTTTTTATATTCTTTTGCATATGCATTAGCCCACCAAGATTTACCACTTCCACTCTGGCCGGCAATTATTATGCAATCACGCTCACGTGATGTATCGGGCAACTGTTGAAATACGCCGTCATCAATCTTCAAATCAGCAAAGTAATTTTTTTTAATTTTACCACCCTTACCTACTGAATCAACATCTAGATAGATTTTTTCACCATCATCTTCTCCACCTTTTACAACTGCTATAGGCCGCCCAACTTTATTAGTGTTAAACATTTCTTGCTTCTAATATATATAGGCATATTTTAATTATGAACTATTTATTTGCAATCTTTGCTTAATGCTAGCCCATCGTGGTAGATTACCAACAGGTAGATTATAAAATTCATAGAATCTCTTTGCCTCTCTATTGATTAAATGCTGATAATTCTCACTTAATTCTTTTAGTTTGGCGGGTGATAGTGTACCAAAGCCTAAATTCTTTATAAAGCTTTTCATTCTAGCATCATAACCAAACTTTTCCATATATATCAGCCCGGCCTGTATAACATTATCTAGCTCATATAGCTTGCCTACCATGCTATTAAAGAATCTAGTAATCACAATTATCAGGGATGTATCAGGCGGGGTAGAATACTTAGCAGCTAGCATCAATCGCTTCAATGATTTATATATTTTGCCTGATTCATAATATTGTTTACCATCATCTAGTAGTATTCGAATATATTTCTCCTTATCCATTTCTAAAGCATCAAAGAAATAAATACAGCTAACCTCCTTAAATCGCCCTTCATTCCAAATAATAGCATCTATTTTGCATAGTTCAGTGTTTCTATTGAAATAAGCATCAAATAAATCAGGCTTCAAATCATACATCTTAAATATTTTATGTTTTTCTTGTTCCTTCTCACCCTTACGTGCTTTTTGCTGTATCTTAAACTCAATAAAAAACAGCTTGTTTTTGTTATCAATACGATTAAAAACCTTTTGGAAATCTGCATACAAGCTAGCTGGTGAGTATTTGGTTTTAATCACACTTAACATATCGATATCTGCTGGATAATCTTGAGAAGCTAATGAGCCCGTCCCGACTAATCTTACTGGATTATCTCCTAGTTTAAATACATTATACAAAAATCTAGTATCAATAGGTAATATTCTTTCTTCTAAAACGTCCATCTCTAGTTATCTATTATAATAATAATATAAAAAATTTAAAATATATATCTATCGTGTGGTTAACTAATCGTCTTCTTCCTCTGGTTCAAATTCATCATCAGCACCTTCTAGTTGTCTTTGGAATCTATCTATATCTTGCTGTGCTATTGCTACCCTTCGGGCACGTCTAGCACGTCTTGTGCGTGGTCTGATTCTTGCTAATGCCTCCATATAATCCCTTTCTCGTATCCCCTGAGGAAATCCTAGAGAAACATCATCAAATGCGCGTTGTCCATCTAACGGCTCGCCAGGATTTACAGCTGCGTAATCTTCTATAGCATTCTTTATCATATTTATATCTGGTTCGAATAGTTCGGAATCATCCTGTTCTCTTGAGTTTCTATCATCTTGCTCTTGTCTTAGATTCTGTAGCCTGCGCTGATTTGTTCTAAATTCTAGTTCAGGTTCATCTGTAAATGATTGTATTTTATAATTTTTTAGTTCAATATCAGACTCTATATTAGCAAGAGGCAATAACACAAAATCAGGCACCCTTTCATTAAAAGTCGCTATAATTCGTCTTAGTGGTGCTAGATTACCAGAAATTTTGTTTTTAATAAAATTTTTATCATCTTCGTCTAGTTGATTAAAATTTATTTTACCTAAAAATGAAACTAAACTGTTATAAGTGATTACTATATCACTCAATAGTAGCGTTGCTTCTTGTATATCAATTGGACGACCAAATACTCCGACTGTTTCTAGAAACGCTTCTGTCTTGTAAACATACTTCTCAAACAGTGCTAATTCTTTTCGAAAAGCATTCTTCATCACTGGGTCTAGGCGCCGGCGTGGCCTTACTGCTTCTTTGTTTTCAGTGTAATTCTTTTTTAATCGTCTTACTACTTCTAAATCAGCCCGTCTGTCTTCATCAAGTGCTTCATTATTTATCTGTTGGTACAACATTTTAGCTATTATAATTATATAACAAAATAAATTAAAAAATAATTCAGGCACGTAGTTATACTATATAGTCAGCAAACCTACGGTTTTCTGAAACTTTCCCTTTATTTACTTGCGATAGGTTGCTTTTGCCTTTTTCATAGCTTCTTTATAGCTTACACCGTGTTTCTTTTGGTAGGCTTTAATATGTTGTATCCA